CAATGTCGCCACGTCAATCACTCCTGTGCTCCTGCCGCAAAAAGCAGCAGGTTAGGGTTCTTACGTGGGTCAGATTTGGACGGAAATTACCTGTGGCGGTGGGTCAGTTCTGCGTGGAAATCAACAGCCAAGGACTTGGCCGACTCGCTGCAGGACGTGAACATCCGCCTGATGGAGTTGCGCGGCCAGACCGCGGAGGCCGCGGCGCTGAACTTCGACAAGGCGAACGAGGGCCTGAAGAAGCTGTTGCAGGCCAACGGCAACCAGCAAGGCCTCGATACGCTGGCCCAGCTGCGCGAATCGGCGGTGGCTCAGGCCAACCTCAACGCGCTCACGCAGCAGTTCTCGCTGATCCAGGGCGATCTCAGCGACGCCGAGAAGCGCATCGCCATCGACCGCGAGGCCGGCACCATCTCCGAGATGGAGGCCCTGCAGCGCACCGGCGCGGTGCGGCGCGAGCGCATCACGCTGCTGCAGCAGGAGATCGACAAGTTCGTGCAATTGCAGGCCGTGGCCGGCCTGACGCCGGAGCAACAGCAATCCTTCGGGCGGCTCAAGCTGCAGATGGAGGAGCTGAACGCCACCATCGACCCGCTGAGCGACAAGCTGCGCTCGACGTTCGAGGGTTCGTTCTCGAATCTGTTCTCCGACCTGGCGAGCCGTTCCAAGACGGCCGGCGATGCGCTCAAGGACTTCGGCAAGTCGGTCTTCAACGAGTTCAACAGCCTGATCAGCAAGCAGCTGGGGCAGCAGTTGGTGAACTCTTTGTTCGGGGCCAAGGGGAGCGCTGGTGGATCTGGCGGCGGCGTCTTCGGCACCTTGCTGACGAGTGCCATGAGCTGGTTCGGCTTCGCGGATGGCGGCTATACCGGTGCCGGTGGCAAGTACCAACCGGCCGGCATCGTGCACAAGGGTGAGGGCGTCCTGAACCAGGGCGACATGGCCAAGATCGGCGGCCCGGCGGGCTTCGCGCAGCTGGTGTCCACCATCCGCAGCGGGCGCAGCCACGCCAGCGGCGGCGTGGGCGGCTCGAGCAGCGTGCCGTTTCCCCCCGCGGCCAACGGCCCGAGCACGGTGGTGAACGTGCACACGCCGCCGGGCTCGACGGTCGAGCAGACGACCAGGCGCGGCAACGCCGGCCAGGAAATCATCGACGTGTTCATCAAGCAGGCTGTCTCGGCAGTGGCCGGCCAGCTCGCAACCGACAGCGGGCCGGTGGGCCAGGCGATGCGTGCGCGCGGAAAGATGGGGATGTAATGGCAGCACTACCGGACTACGTCTGCATCCTGCTGGAGGGCGCGGGCGAGGAATTCGACCCGGGCGTGGTCGTCTCCGAAATGGAGCGCGGCCTGGCCAAGATGCGCGTCGGGCAGAGCCGGGTGATCGTGGAGATCCCGGCGACCCTGATGTTCTACGCCCAGCAGGACACGATCAGCTTCGAGACCTGGTATTTCCAGACCATCAAGCGGATCGGCTTTTTCGATTGGCTGAACCCGCGCACGAACCAGTTGCTGAGCGTGCGGTTTAGGGGCGGCGACATCGGCAAGCTCGTTCCCGTCACCTCTGGCTACGGGCTGGCCAAGCGCGACGTCACCCTGCAGTACCTGCGATGACCCAGTTCCGCGAGCGCAACCAGCGCCTGACCAACACGGTCGGCCACGTCGAGTTGCTGGAGGTGACGAACCCCAGCTTCACCGGGCCCATGCACATCTGCAACGACGTGCAGGACTTCACCAGCAAGGGGGTCACCTACATCGCCTTGCCGTTCGGCTTCACGCTGCCCGACGACGTGAGCGGCCAGGCGCCGCGCATGCAGCTGGTGATGGACAACGTCGGGCGAGACATCAGCACCGAGCTGGAGCGGCTGCTGCCCGGCACCACCACGATGGCGCGACTGGTCATTGTCGCGCGCGACACGCCGGATGTGCACGAGCACGTGTTCTGGATGCCGCTCACCGGCGTGGCGATCAACGGCAGCAGCGCCCGCGCTACGGCCAGCGTCGACGAGCTGATGCGCCAGGCGGCCTGCAAGCAGATCGCCAATCCCTTCACCTTGCCAGGCATCTTCTAGCGTGAACACCGATCGGTTCGTTGGCATTCCGTATTGCCCTCGGAGGATGGACTGCGGCGATCTCGTGATGCTCGTTCAGCGCGAGCTGTTCGGGCGCGAGGTCGCGCTGGCCGGCAAGCGGCTGCGGCCGCTGGACTCCAACTCCCAGGACGCCGCGATCGCGTTGTACTGCTCCGAGCTGGGCCACCAGGTGGCAGATCCGCTGGACGGCGACGTGGTGCTCATGCGCGAGGGCGGCAAGACCATGGCCGGGCACGTCGGCACCTACTTCTTTCTGAACCACACGCCCTACGTGCTGCACACCGCGGCATGGATGCAGGGCGGCAGTTCGTTGCACAAGATCAAAGACCTGGGGGCCATCGGCTTGACGGTCATGGGGTACTACCGATGGAAGTGAACCGCGCCGAGTTGGCCGCAGTGGGTGGAGTGCCGGCCGAGCTGCTGGACGCCAGCGGCCGCCTGGTCATCACGCCGAACTTTGCGACCCTGGATGGGCAGCGCAACGTGCCGGCAGACCTGTTGCCCGGGGAGTCGCTGGCGGTCTTCCTGGAGCGCCACGTGCCCGGCATACACTCGGGTGCAAGGACCGTCATGATCGGCGGGGCAACGGTCCCGCAGGCCATGTGGGCCCGTACCTTCCCCAAGCACGGCATGCTGATCGCGTGCCGTGCCATGCCTGGCAAGCAGGTGATCGCCATCATCGCGATCGCCGTGCTGACGTTCTTCTCGGCCGGCATCGCCGCAGGGATCTACGGCGCTGTCGGCGGAACCTTCGTGGCCGCGTCTGCCGGCGCCACGCTCGCCGCGATCCAGGCCGGCGTCGTCATTGCCGGGACCGCGCTCATCAACAAGGTGCTGGCGCCGAAGGTGCCGAGCATGTCGGGGCCCGCAGCGGCGCGCGCCATCTACAGCCTGAGCGGGCAGCGCAACAGCGTCCGGCCCTACCAGCCGATCCCGACGCTCTGGGGCGAGAAGCGCGTCACGCCGGACGCCGCGAGCGCGGCCTACACCTGGTTCGAGGGCGATGAGCAGTACCTGAGCCTCATCCTGCTTGGCGGCATCAACGTGCAGAGCGCTTCGGATCTCACGATCGGTGACACGCCATTCAGCGGCTACACCGACGTGACCGTGTACTACAGCGGTTTCCCTGGCATGCCCAGCGAGGAAATCCCGCTGTTCAGCAACTCCGACATCGTCACCGGCGCCGAGCTTGAGAACGACGGAGACTGGATCACGCGCACCAGCTCGCCCGACGCGATCGCACTGCAGTTCGACTTCGAGGGGCAGCTGTACGACATCGGGCCCAAGGGCAACACGCTCGTCAACAACGTGACGGTCTACATCGAACAGCGGCTGGTGGGCGCTTCGGACTGGTTGCCAGCGCTGAGCGAGACCCTGACCAACGCGACGGCGGACGTCATGCGACGGACCTTCACGCTGCAGGTGGCGCAGGGCCAGTACGAGGTCCGCGTGCGCCTGGGCGCCCCGACCTGGGACCAGGGCGAGGGCAAGGACCAGTGCAAGATCGGCTGGAACGTCCTGCGGACCATCCAGCCCGACCCGACCGACTACAGCGACTGGGGCCGCATCGGCATCAAGATCAAGGCGACCGGCCAGATCTCCGGTAGCCTGGACACGGTGCGCGCCACGTACCGCGCGCGGCCGATGCCCATCTGGAACGGGTCGGCCTGGGCCACGGCCACCACGCGCGACAACGGGCTGTCCAACCCCGGCGCCATCCTGCTGCAGACGATGCGCGGCGTGTACGCCAATGGCGATCTGCAGTTCGGGTTCGGGCTGCCCGACGAGCAGATCGACATCGAGGGCCTGAAGGCCTTCATGCTCCACTGCACGGCGAACGGCTACACCTACGACAAGTGGGTGACGGATGCCGTGTCGCTCGGCCAGTTCTGCCAGGAGGTCGCGCTGGCCGGCATGGGCGAGTTCAGTTGGACGGATGGCAGCCGCCCGACCGCGGTGTTCGTGTCCAGCGGGCAGCCGTTGTCCGGCGTGGCCAACATGGCCACCATGCTCAAGGCGTCCTTCGAGGTCTCCTACAGCCTGAGCAATGCCGCCGATGGCATCGAGTACCAGTACCTCGATCGCGACCGCAACTGGGAGACGCAGACGCTGCGGGTGTCCGCGCCGGGCGTGACCACGATGCTGAATCCCGCGCGCATCACCGGGGAGGGCGTCACCAGCGAGGCGCACGCGGCCATCATGGCCCGCTACCACCTCGCCCAGAGCCTGTACCAGTTCAAGACGATCAGCTACACGGCCGACATCGAGCATCTGGACTACCGCCGCTTGTCGCTGCTGTCCATCAGCCACGACCTGACCCAGTGGGGCTACGGCGGCCGCCTGGTGTCGGCGCAGACCGTGGCCGGCAAAGTGGTGCTGCAGCTCGACGAGACGGTGCCGCCGATGCCGCAAGCGTTCATCGGCGTGCGGCTGCCCGGCTACCGGGACTACCGCGTCTTCGCGGTCGAGGCGCTGACGGCCGCGTCCGATCAGGTGACGCTGGCGAACCCGTGGCCGGCGGGCCTGGACTTGCCGGGCGCCAGCGAGGACGACCCGGCGCACGACACGCTCTGGTGCTACGACTTCAAGGCCACGCCAGGTTACCGAGTGCGCGTGGTCAGCATGGAGCCCGAGTCGGATCTGAAGGGCGCCCGCATTGCCTGCGTGCCCGAAGGCCCAGAGTTCTGGGACTACGTCATCAACGGCAACTACGTGCCGGCGCCGAATGGCTCCTCGCTGACCGCCAGCCTGCCCGTCGCTAGCGACCTGAGGATCACGCGGTCGCGGGTGAAGGTGGGGGCGGGCTGGGAGCACGAGCTGTCGGCCACCTGGGATGTCACCGGGAACTACGACCATGCCCAGGTCTGGGCCGCCGCCGCTGGCCAGCCCCTGGTGCTGATCGACAGCAACGTGTACGGCACGCGGCTGGCCTGGCGCGTACCGTCGGATCAGACGTGGTCCGTCGAGGTCCGACCCTTCGACGGCCTGGGGCGGATGGGCACCGTGGCCTCAGCCATCTTCACCGACCCGAGCGTGTTGGTGGGGGCGGTGGTGGGCCTGGCTGCCTTCGTCGAGACCAACGGCGTGGTGCTGCGCTGGAACACGCCGCAGGACATCGACTCCATCGACTACGCAGCCACGCGGATCCGCATGGGCGTGGCGGGCGGCACGTGGGAGACCGCAACGCCCGTGTTCGAGGGCAAGGCCGACACCTGCAACCTGGGATGGCTGCAGGCCGGCACGCTGGTGTTCTATGCGGCGCATGTGAACTCGGCTGGCGACACGTCCGCGCCGGTCACCACCTCGCTGGTCATCCTGCCGCCGGCGCAGCCCATCGTGACGGGCGACGTGTGGATCGACCAGGTCGAACTGCGCTGGACGCCGTCCGAAACGACGCAACCGCTGCGGGGCTATGAGGTTCGCGTCGGGCCCATCCTGGCCAATGCACAAGTCCTGACCGTGGCCGACGCGATCGGCTACGTGCACACGCCTGCAGCCGCAGGCACCTACCTGTTCTGGGTCACGGCCATCGACCGCGGGGGAAACCGCAGCGCGCCGGGCTACGTGGAGCTGACGACGCTGCCGCACATCAGCGAGGCCATCGCGCAGCTGCAGGAAGGCCTGGACGACGTGCTGGAGCAGCTGGACGAGCTGCCCTCGTTCGAAGACCGCTGGGGCGTGCGCGTGGTCAGCCAGAACGGCCCGAAGGTGGGCGGCATCATCCTGGGCAACAACGGCCAGCAGGTGGACTTCATCGTCCTGTCGGACCGCTTCGCCTGGGCGTTGCCGGATGGCACGGGCGTGAAGTACCCGCTGGTGCTGGGCACCATCAACGGCGTGGCGTCGTTCGGCTTCGCCGGCAACATGTACGTGGACGGCACGATCCAGGCGCGCATGGTGGGCGTGGACCAGCTGCGGGCCGAGCACATCCGCTCGACCGAGATCGAGGTGCGGCACCTCAAGGCCGAGGTCTTCGACGCAATGGCTGTGCGTGTTGCGGTGAGCGCGAACCTGCTCGCCAATTCGACATTGGTGACAACGCTCGGGTGGGAGTTCAACCAAGGAAATCTTGGAGCGAACACCGTGGGGGTGCTGGATTATCCTGACTCCAGCTGGCGACCTGTCGGTGGCCACACGCTGTGCATTTACCAGCCAAACGATTGGTTCCAGGGGCAGAACTTGGTGGCTCAATGGGTCGCAGACCCGGAGCCGTGCCAAGCTGGGCAGCGCTACCAGTTCATGGGGCGGCTGGGCGCGCATCGATGTACCGCAGTCATGATGCTGGCGTTCTACAACGCCACGGGCTCCACGCTCGCAGAGTTCGATTCCAACACGGTGTCCGGTGCAGGTGGCGGGCCATCGCTGTCTAACTACGTGCCGGCCTCCGGCTTCGCGACGGCGCCAGCGGGCGCCGCATACATGCGTCTGCACTTTCGCAAATTCCCGACGGTGCCGGGCGCCGTGCCTGCGAACAGCTACGCCTGGCTGACGCAGCCCATGCTTGCGGTGGCGAGCCCCTACCAGACGATCCCCACAGCCTATTCGGCTTCAGGCCAAGGCACCATCATCGATGAGCGGGGGATTCGCACAACCGCGCTGTCGGCGATCAATCCGAACATGGGCTTGATCCTGTACGGTCGGATGGTCTCGGCCGATAGCCAGATGACGATCGACTTGGACAACAAGGTCATCGAGATGAACTGGGGCGGCCGGCGCGTGCGGATCGACACGAACGGCTTTGCCTTCGGCCCCACTGGCGGCGCGCCCAAGCTGTTCTACAACGCGGCCACCGACCAGCTCACACTGAACGGCACGTTCACGGCCGACGCGATCGACGCGGTCAGCACGCTGAACATTGCGGGCCAGGGGGCCACGACGTTAAAGATCAAGGGCGGCTCCAACGGCTTGCCAATCTACGGCGGGAACAGCAACGACAACTGGATCACGCTGATCTCAGAGTTTGTCACCCTGAAATCCGGTGGCAATGGGGTGATCGTCTTCGTGGAGTTTGCGTCTGGCCTCACCACAGGCAACCTTCAGGGCATCGGGTTTCGCCTTCTGAATCAGTCGGGTCAAGTTCTGAAGACTTGGGCGTTCCTTCCTCAGTCCGAAGGCGGCGGGGTCGCGGCCGGTGATGCGATGGCGCCAGTCGTTGACACCGGCCCAACCGTCGGCACCAACACCTACATGCTTCAGACCAAGCATCGCGATGCTTGGGCTATCCACAACCTTTACCGCCTTACCCTCCTTGCGAGCCACCGATGAAGCACTGGATAGAACACGGCGCGGACGGCGCCATCTTGCTGACGGGCCTCAGCCCTGAGCTTCCCGCTCCAGGGCGTGGCGGGCTTGTCATCGAGGTGCCGCAACCGGTCGATCCCACACGTTCCGTGTTTCTCGGTGACACTGTTTTCGACGTGGGGCCTCGGCCGAGCATGCAGCATGTGCTCGACTTCGCGACGTGCGAATGGGTGCTGTGGACGCCGCCTAACAGCACCGCGCTGCAGGTTGCGCAAGAGGCCAAGTGGGAGGAGATCAAGGCCGCGCGTGAGCGACTGGAGAAGGCGGGCTTCGAGTACCTGGGGCGCATGGTGGACAGTGACGCCGAGAGCGCACTGCGGATCACCGGCGCCACATCGGCCGCTCAGGCCGCGCTGGCCATCGGGGCGCCGTTCAGCATCGCATGGACCTGCCAGGACAACAGCGTCCTGGAGCTCGACGCCGCGCAGATGGTGGGCATGCTGGTCGCCCTCGCGCACCACGCGGATCAAGTGCATCAGGTTTCGCGAGGGCTGCGAGCGCAGATCTTCGCCGAGGACGCGACCGAGGTCAGCCTAGCTGCCGTGGCCTGGCCGGAAGAGGAGGTAACCCCATGACCGTGATCCTGAAAGGCCTGGTGCTGCTGCTGGCCAGCCTGCTGGTGTTGGTGTGCCCGCCGCTGTCCATGCTGGCCGTTGCGTGCGCGCGCTGGGACCGCCACGCGACGCCGGACCAGTGGGGCACCACCCCAACGGAGCGCGGCGACCTGCCGCGATGGGCGCGCTGGATGCAGACCATGGACGAGCGCCTGCCGGGCGGCACCTACGAGCCCACCGTCGCGCGGATGCTGGAGCGCCGTGGCCGGTATTGGACGTCGGTCTACTGGATCGGCCTGCGCAACCGTGCGCACGGCCTGCGTCGCAGGTTCGGCCGGCCGAGCACCGAGGACGCCTACAGGGCCAGCTTCCATCCAGACGAGCGGGGCCGGATCGACAGTGTGCGCTCGGATGGCTCGTGGTACTGGCAGCGCAGTGCCTGGGGCTTGCGCGTCGTCGTCGGTCATCGGGTCTACCGCATCAAGCCCGGCGAATACCTGGCCGTGCCTACCGTCACGATCAAGCGTTCCTGATCCCCCTGCCTTCCACCACAGGCCGCCCACCGAGGCGGCCTTTCTTTTGCCCGAAAGGTTCCCATGAAGCGAGACCAGCCATGCACATCAAGCACCTGACCCCCGAACTTCTGAGGGGCCTTGATGCCGCCCCAATCCCCACGCCCGAGCAGCAGGACCACCTCGAGGTGCGGCTGCTCACGCTTTACCTGACCTGGTCGTTCATCAACAACCTGGTCGGCCCGATCACCTACGTCTACGGTCTGGCGCCGTCCCTGCTGTACCAGGTGGCGGCCTTGTCGCACGGCGAGTGGCTCGTCGGTGCGATGTTCGTCATGGCGCTGCTGCTGGCTGTGCCGCACGCGGTGGCGCTGCTGTTCTTCCCCCGCACCCTGGCTGTGCGGTGGCCGCGCAAATGCGCCACGTTGGCGGCGGTGCTGGTTACGCTGACCTGGTGCTACCTCGGTGTGCTGGCGCTGCCGCTGGATCTTGGCCCGCTCGCCTGGCTGTACTTCCGACAGGGCCTGGAATCGGTCGGTCTTGCCTTCCTCTACGCCATCTCGCTCAATGCCCAGCTGCTGCGCGCGATCAACCAATTGGTGCGCCCATGAAGCATCGCGCTCTGGTCAATGTCCTTCTGCTCCTTTGGGGCCTGTGCGCGTCGCGACTGGTCTACGCCGCGACCTTCGCGCAGGAGGTGCGCGACTTGGACTATGCCTCCCTGGTGACGGCAGCCGTGGCCGGCCTGTGCGGTGGTGCGCTGCGCACCATCTTCACGCTGGCCAACGACAACCGCGCCGTGTTCTTGATCCTCAAGGAGGCGCGCCGCGATCTGGTGGTCTCCTGCCTGGCTGGCGGCGCCGCTTACCTGCTGATGATCGCCATCGAGTCGAAGTGGCCCGGGACCATCACGCGCGAGATCCGCTTCGTCGGTGTGATGGCGGCGGGCTGGGCGCGCTCGGCCATCTTTGTGCAGGCCGCCAGGCTTGCTCGCGCCAAGGTCGATGGCAAGGCACGGGAATACCGCGGCGGCGGCGATGAGCCGCCTGCATCTGCGCCTGTTCCTCTCGGAGACCGCTGATGACGCTCGACGAAATCTCGGCCCAAGGCATTGGGCCAGCGCTAGCGTTGCTGCCCGCGGCGATGGACACGCCGAGCGCATGCCTTGAGCTGCTTGCCATTGGCCTGCATGAGAGCCGCTTCAGGGAGCGGCGTCAACTGGTGGGCAGCCCGCCGCGGCCGGTAGGGCCGGCGAAGAGCTTCTGGCAGGCAGAGCAAGGCGGGGGCATGGTTCGAGGTGTGCGTCTGCACGTGGCGACGGCTAGCCTGGCCGCCTCTCTGTACCGCGCGCGTGGCGTGGCGGCGAACGATGGGGCCATCTGGAATGCCATCGAGCACGACGATGTTCTGGCCGCCGGCCTGGCCCGTCTGCTGCTGTGGTCGGAGCCGACGGCGCTGCCCATGCTTGCCGACGAGGAAGGCGCATGGCTGCTGTACCTGCGCGCGTGGCGGCCCGGCGCTTGGGCGCGCGGCACGCCGGCCGAGCGCGCCGAGCTGCGCGCCAAGTGGGGGCGCAACCACCGCCGTGCGCGCGAGTTCGTGGGGACTGCATGAGGCTGGCCCTACTTCGCGCGCCGCTACCTGGATGGCGCATGGCCCTGGCCCACAAGGTCGGCGCCGCGCTGGACCACACCCCGTGGAGCCATGGCGAGCTGATCTTCAGCGATCGCATCACAGGATCGGCCTGGATGGACGGCGGCGTCCAGCTGCGGCGTATGCCGCCCGAGCACTACGCGGCCGACATCTGGGACTTCTTCGACCTGCCGGACCACCTCGAGCCGGCCGCCCGTCGCTGGTTCGAGGGCAACGCCGGTGCCGGCTACGACGTGCTGGGCCCGGCCCGCTTCGCGATCGGCATCGTAAGCCAGACCGCTGACCGCTGGTACTGCCACGAAGCCGCAGCCGAGGCGCTGGGGCTGCCGGACTCCTGGCGCTGGACCGGCGGCCTGTTCGTCGCCATGGGACCGCGGCTGTGGCCTTGCGCTTTCAAGCGCGTCGGCGGGCCATGGCCCACGGCGTGGCCTTCCGAGATGTTGAGGTGCAGCCGTGCTTGACCTTCGCATCGTCGGCGCCGCCGTGTTGGCGGCGGCGCTGGCCGGCACGCACTGGTACGCCTATCGCCAGGGCGCCCAGGCTGTCCAGATCAAGTTTGACGCCCACGTGAACGAGGCGAACCGCAAAGCGGTGCGGCAAGCCGACCAGAACCGCGAGCGCGCCGCCCAGGTGGAAGAGCGCGTCGTCTTCCAGACGGTCTACCGGGACCGCTTCATCACCAAGACCGTCAAGGAGATCGACCGTGCGACCCAATCTCTGGCTGCCTGCCCTGTGCCTGAGCCTGCCCGCGTGCTCCTCAATGCCGCCGCCCGCTGTGCCCGCGAAGATCGACCGTCCGCCTGTGGGTCTGACAATGCTGTGTCAGACACCCGCTGACCTTGCCGAGGGCGCCAGCGCGCAGCAGTTGACGGCTTGGGCGGTGGGGTGGATTGAGGCCTACGGGTGCGAGCGGTCCAAGCGTGCCGGCCTGGTGGAGGCCTGGCCGCGATGACCAAGCTCGTGCGCTACGAGAAGGTGGCCGGTTTCCTGGAGTTCGTCGGCCGATCGCTGCTTTACCGCAAGCTGACCGGCCTGATTCGAATTTTCCGGATGGGCGCCGTGCCGGGCGACCCCTACATCGGCGCCGGCACGGTGGTGTGGCGGCAGCCGCACTTTGGCCAGCCGCAGGACCAGTGCGAAATCCGCGGGCTGAAATCGGAGATGAACCGCGTGCACTGGCGCCACATGGCTGCCGAGCTGCAGCGCGAAGGCGCCGCCAGGGTCTGGGCCCTGCGCGGGACGGGAAGGCTGCTTCCCTATGCCAAGACCGACCCAGCGCACCCCGGCTGGCAGTACATCGACCTGGCCGACATAAAGGCCAACCCGAACGCGCCTGCGACAGGGTTCGTGGATCTGATCGACTGATCGTTCCCAGGTGTCACCTTTCGGTTTGCCTGTACTGAGAGCTGCTCCAATCTCATGTCCCTGTGAGCGAGCAAGGCCGGAAGCAGACTCCAGCGAGGTGGGCCCGGCTCTGCTACATACGAGGCGCAGTCGCTGGAATTGATGTCTTCTTGCGCTGTTCCATCACGAACGCCACGAAGCAAACGCCGGTGACAACGAAACCGGCCGCGAGCAGGTATGACGGGAACTTTCCAGGCTCGTGAGACCAGAATGACGCAGCGATGTAGGTAAGCGGGATGCTTACCGCGTAGCACTCCAGTGTGTGCTTGCCGACGACGCTTAGCAGCGAAGCCAAGGCAGATGAATATCGAGCGACGAGCGTTGCAATGGCTGCCATGGCCGCCACCGCCACAAACGTGTGAAGCAGGTTGGCGAGTCCGACGTTGTTCTTGGAGACGGAAGGGACCTCGATGACCCCCATTCCGTGGAGTTTGTAGATGACGGCTGCCGCAGCGAACAGCGCTAGCAGGTAAATGGGTCGAGTCCAGACTTGATCGATCCAGCGGAAAAGCTGTCGATGCGCCGACACGCGGCCTAGAAGGACTCCAGCAAAGAACAAGAACTGCCAAGCGAATGGATTGAACTCCCATAGGCCGTCAGTTTCCGGTGCGCCGCCTGGTAGGTTGAAGGTCGGGAACATCCTTACGCAGATGTAGAAGGCCGCAGAGACGAGAAAGAGCGCAAGCCAGCTGCGCTGAACCAACATGGCGGCAAAAGGCGTCACGAGCATCAGCAGCACATAGAGTTGCAGGACTCCCAGCAGCGACGGATGTTGAAGGAACGTCAGAAAAAGTACCACCCTGGTGGCGATGCTCTCCAGTGTGTAGTCGAGCTTGGTGGCATCTTCCACTTGCTCTGGAATGAGCGGCGAAAGCAGCAGCAGTAGGGCGAAGACTCCAGCGTTGTAACAGTAGATCTTTGCCGCCCGTGCCCACATCTTCTGCCTCAGCTGGGTGGTGCTCATCTGGCTGGCCTTCATGTAAACGAAGCCGACCATGTATCCCGATACGAGGTAGAAGATTTCAGCGGCTGTCGAGAAGCCATACAGTGTCAACGTGGGGATTCGAGAACCCCGGTAGCCCAGATCAATCAGCAGCACGCCAAGGTGGTTGATGGCGATGGTGACCATCGCCATCCCGCGGATGATGTCGATTCGTGCTTCTCTTGCCACTGGATTCCCCCGGTATTTGTGCTGTGCAACATGGTACAAGTGCTTGCACGTGTAGAGAGCAACGCACGCGCTCTAAGTGTTTGAGGGTAGGCAAGCGCTCCAACTTGGTGGAGGCGTGGCCACGATGATCAGCGTCCAGGACCTGACCGGGCCAGCTTCGGCCCTGCGCGGCTACTCCGAGGACGACCCCGGGCCCATGGCTGACTTCACCGTCAGCTGCACGCTGGAATTGGAGACGCCGTCCGTGGTCTGGGTGCACGCGCTGCGCGGCGCCGGCATCCGCAAGTTGTGGCGCGAGTTCGTGGAGGGGCTGGCTGAGCGCGGGGTTGTTGAAATTTGCGCTCGCCGCGCAGAAGGCCGGGGCTTGCCCCGTACCAGATTGTCGTCAGATGGCCGGTACTACGTGATGCATGTGGCGGACCTCATCGATCGGCCTCCAGACACAGGTTTCCGGCTTCTATAGGCAAGCGGCTAACAAAGCCGCTTCAAGCATTACATGGCGGGATCGGCGTGGGCTTGGCTGCCCGTCTCGGTCTCGGCGTCAGGCCCCTTAAGCGCAAGGGGAGGTGACCCGAAGAGGCCTTCTGCCTGAGCCTCTGGGCCGTTTTCATCGACACGCTGAGCAGCTTGCAAGTCGGGGGGCTCACCGTCGTCCGCCCCGCCTCCACATCCGCAAAGAACCAGAGTGGAAGTCAGTGCGGCGAGGAGGGCGCCGCGTGAAAAACTATGTTTGCGCATTTCAATTCTCAGAAGTTCTGCTTGAAAACGGTTGCCGATCCAGGGAACTGACCAGCCGAGAGCTTCGCGTTGAAGTCAGGTGCGACGTAGTCCCAATAGTTGTGCCAGGCGACGTTGTTAGCTTTGATCCAATCCGCCATCAGCTGCACAAATTCGGGGTCATCCCCAAGCCCATGCCCATCAGGCCGGGTTCCAGTTCCCCATTCGGGATACGTCATCTTTTTGCCGTGCAGAGCAGCGAAGTCTCTGTGCCAGAGGAAACCTACTGGCTTCTTGAGGCGGTAGTTCCACCGTTGCATGGTGGTCTCGGGAACGGTAGCCCAAGTCGTGTTGTATTCGTCCATGCCGATGGTGTCGACGTACTCGTCACCTGGATAAACCGTGGCCGGGTCAATCTGCCCAGGTCCAGCACCTACGCACCAGTCGAACTTGAAATTGCTGCCCGGTACAGAACGCATGGCAGTCACGATGCGGCGCCAGTACGCCACCCAAGCGGTCGGATTGTTCTTCGCAGCCCATGGAAACCAGCCGTGATTGAATTCCCAACCAATGCGAATGGCAGCGTCCGGGAAGCCGTTCTTTACTAGGTTGGTCGCTATGTTGCGGAAGCGCTGGTCGTATGCCCCCTTGGCACCTGCTTCCAGCGTTGTCGTTTTGTCGGACGTCAACATTGGAATGGAGAACGTCATCTGAAGCCCCGTTGGCTTCCAGCACTTTGCGCTCCAAATCGAAGCCGCTTCCATGGCGTCCCAGGAGCGGTTATCCAAGAAGTCGAGGCCCCGTTGCGGCTTATGCCCGAGCCACGTTGTGAACGCTCCCAGCCGATTTGTACCGGTGCATCCACCGCCCAGATACGTTCCGAGATCCGCGGCGTTCGAAGAAACTGTGAATAGACCGCATGTCGAGAAAACTGCAGCGGCCAACAAGTCTCGTACCTTCATCCCATTCCCCTGTGAGTCTCGGCAGCCGAACAGCTCGGCTTGCCATCGGACTATTGGAATTTGGCGAGGCGCGGACTCTGTGGCAGCACTGTGTGCTTCAAGTTGTACCGATGCCAACTAGTTCACAGGCGCTCAAGTTGCGCGGTGAAGCGTTGCTATCCCAAGCCCTTTCGGCGGTTCAGCGCACTGACTGCGCGTTGTGCTGGGCGTTGGGCAACATGAGTCGTCACGGCCTACGTGCGCGGACGTGTTCCAAGGCTTGCTAATACCTCCGCCGCTTTGCAGAACACGGCCTCGATGCGGTCATCCGAGCCCAGGAGACTTCGTAGGCAGCTCTGTCTTGACCGCCCAGAAACGACAAAGCCCCGCGAAAGCGGGGCTCCCCAGAGAATGCGGTGATCAGCGATTGGTCTGCTGGCGGCGGCGCAGGGCCGCGACGCCGACCAGGCCGAGGCCCAGCAGCGCCAGCGA